AGGCGCACAGTAGAAATATGTCTCCCCTGGCCTATTAATTGCCCCCCTCAATAATTCAATACAACTTAAATAACTCTTCCCAAATCTTCTCCCAGCTACCAGTAACCTAAACCTTTTCTCATTATTGAATACCTGACCCTGCGCCCACCTTAAATTAATCTCTGGTGCAGATTTTACAGTCATACCTTATTATCTTATTAATAACAGTCTAACTACAATACTGTGACCCTCTCTAAAGACAATATCAAAGACGATATCCTAGCTAGAAGACAAAGACTCTATAAACGTCAAATAGAAGGTCTCCCAGCTCGTCAACTCGTCTTAGATCATGCCATCAGAGAACACGTAACCGAACGCACCGGCTGGGATGATTGGAAACAAGTTAAAATCTGGAACGATGAAGATTGGACTAAAGATAGAGAAAATATAATCGCTCGCATTCAAGCAATTCGCCTTCGCGCCATAGACAAAGCTATGCGTAAAGGTCAATACATGGTAGTTCAAGGCCTCCTCGCTGACCTAGGTAAAGTTGTAGGTGAATCAATCGAAACTATTAATATCCAAGCTCCTGAATTATCTATTAAGGTTGAAGATAAAAAATCTTAATTTCGAGAATATATTTAAGTTGTGAGGGCAATGGTACAAGCGTACCATTTTCCTACTCCTCCCCCCTTAGTACATCTGTACCACTATGCACTGCGGGGAGATTTGTTCAGATTGGACATTTTCGCAAGCTAACGAAAATTTTCGTAAGTTTTGAAAATCTAGGCGAACTCACTGACCTTGAAGCGGATCTTGTCGCTGTTGCCTTCGCGTGGATAGTTAACTTTGCTGGCTACAACTTCATCAGTTGTGCGAATCTCCATGAAGCCACCAAATTGTTTTTCCAAAGCCTCTGCGGTTTCCTCTGCGCGTGTGTCTAAGTCGTCCTGAGTATCGGTATCCTTTTCTGCAACCATTGTGAAGTACTGCCTTCTACTTCCTTTGTTTTGGATGATGTGAAGATGCTCTAAGTTTTCCATTTGGGTTTGCTGTAGTTGATGTATTAATATTACCATGACATGATGCATCTTGCTAGCGTCAAGTTAACATTGAGTCACAAGTAATAATCCTTAAGCTAATGGTTTACAAATAGATTACTTAATCCTATGATGTAAGTATCAATTTCATTAAAACCTCTAATTCTTCTACCTTCTTTCCTTCTTATCTATTCCAACAGCTAGCACTCTTAAGCAAAATCATTCTGGGAGCTACTGAACCGGACAAAGGAAAAAAGAACCCCTAATTTTTTTTTTACAAACCACACCAAATCCAATGCGCATTACTTCCTTTCTTCTGATCTTTTCTACATTGATCGGTATTATTTTATCTAATTCTGTTGCTGACTCTGTAAGTAATAACCCTAAAATTTCACAACAAGAAGAACAGCTCTGCCAGATAGACAATTCTTTCAGTTGGTGCAAGTAGAACTCAGTCCCAAACCTCAAATTTTTTTCAAAATGACTAAACAATTAACCTTTTCCAAATGGCTAAAAGCTTATCCAATCATTATCGAAAAGTATAGTGATCTACCAGAAAGCTATTTAAGATTTATGCACTATCAATACACAACACGAGGAGCGAAATAAAAATGACTTATCAAATCTTTCAGACAAGCGCACACGGTACAAAGCCTACAAGTAAGATCAAATACCAAGACAAGAGCAAAGCAGAAAAACGTTTAAAAATTCTTATTAGATGGTATTCACCAACTTACAATTTTTTTATTAAGGAGCTTTAAAAATGGAAAATCAAACATTACAAACAATGATTTTAAACGCAGGTTTAGAAATGGAATTAAACCCAAGTAAAAAATCAAAACGTTATGACCAACTATTAGGAGAAATAAAGCAGCTTTTCAATTGCTCAGAAATTGAAGCAATTAAACTAATCCTTTCAAACCAAATTTAAACCCATGAAGGAAACACTAATGACCCTAAAAACCACGAAAGCAGAGCCAAGCGATTCTGTAAGCTTTTCTATTTGTGTTAATGATAAAAACAAATTAATTGTAGTTATTGGAATAAGGTCAGAGCAATTTGGAGTAAAAGAAACTAAAACATTTGAGCTACCTTTGGAAGTTTTCAGTGAGGCTATCGCAAGTTATAGAGCTGATAATAAAAACCTTTTAGATTATTCCTTAGAAGGGATACAAGTAAAAGAAGTTCAAAAGTTCTTTGCTGCTACTGCCCAATTATCAAACAATTAAAACAATGCAAGTATTAACCATTACTCAATATCTAACGATATTAAAAACAAAAAAAGCAGTGCTAGAACACTGGAAAGATAACAAAGATTTTCTCATTAGAGAATATGGTAATCCTTATGATAATAAACCATGTAATAGAACTGATTTATTAAAAGATAAATTTACCCATGTAAATATTTACTATGGTAATAACTGTTCAAAACTAACTCAAATAAAACTCTAACCATAAACAACAACAAACCTACACCAAACACAAAAAATGGATCTACTAACAGTAAGTAACGGCAACACAAAACTAGATAAAAGAAATATTTTTTCTTTGCCTGCTGGTATCACTTGCCCTGGTGCAAAAGAGTGCAAAAGCTTTGCCTTAATGCTTAATGATAAGACTACTATTCAAGATAGCCCTGATTGTCTATTTCGTTGCTATGCCTCAAGTCAAGAAGCACAGTACCCTAACGTGTATCGGTGTAGGCATGAAAACCTAAGAAAGATTGTTAAAGCCATTAGGGCCGGTAATGCTGCTGAGTTAATAGATAAAAGTCTTGATAAAAGATTAAAACTTACTCGCATACACGAGAGTGGTGACTTCTATAGTTTTGATTATTTAAAAGCATGGATCCGAGTGGCAGAAATCAACCCTAAGCTTGATTTTTATTTTTATAGTAAATCGCTTAATTTCTTTCTAGATTTAGGATTACCCAAAAATATGTATTTAACCGCATCGCATGGTGGCAAATTTCAAAATTTAATAGATTATTTTTCGAGAACATCGAAAGTAATTTTCAAAGAATCAGAAGCTAATGGCTTACCTATAGACCATGACGACAGTAATTGTTTTATAGAAGGGGATCATCATTTTTGTCATTTGTTGCACGGTACGCAGCCTAAAGGGAGTGAGGCAGGTAAGCAATTATCAATAAGAAAGAAGGCAAAGAAAACTAATTCAACTATTTTTACAGGATATTCAAAATGAACAATTCTCAAAAACTATCAATGATAGAGGATCAGATAAAAGCTCTTATCAAAGAAAAGGAATTAGAAGGTTTAGATCCTTCTGAGATTAAAAAAGTATTATCAGAAGAATTTCAAGTCTCTTTAAGAAGTGGCCAAAGGTATTACAACACTTTTAGAGAGAGTGATTCATTTACCACTTTTGAAACTACAGAAAATAAAAAAGATTTAATTAGCTTAGGTTCTAGACTTTTAAAAGATGAACTAATAAATAGTGTTTTTATAGAGGATGATAAAGAAAGAATTGATATAGTTGAGAGAATTTTAAAAAGTGCTAGCAGTATAAAAACTTACTGACGCACGACAGTCGGACAGTCAAAAACTAGACCTAAGCAAGTCTTTTAAACTGCTTTTTACCACACCAAACCCCTTTTTTATTATGTCTAATCCTTACACTGACGAATATCGAGAAAACGAGTACGAAAACAAACCTATTTACTCTTGGTTGATCCAGATTGGAGATTGTGAGGAGTGGGTAGATGATTCTGAAAATGATTCTAGTTTATGTACTGAAAAAGAACTAATGCAAGACGCTAAGGCAAATAATTTACCTATTAGTTGTGTTATCGATTCACGTTTTGAAGAAGACGATGAACCAACAGATTATGAAATGCTTACTAATAATTCTGTAGGTATTAGATATCACGACGGCTGTATGTAATGTCAAAAATTAAAGAATACTTGCACAATAAGGAAGAAGCAAAGCAAGCTCTCTTACAAAAATTGTTAGAGGGTAAGCTCACTAAAAAACAATACGGTAGAGCTGCTAACGCGGTTGATCTATCAGAACAAACCCTAAAGCAATTAAACCAATGAAACTTGATCTAGGAATTAATTTCCGTATTTCTGAACTATCAGAAGAACATCAATTAGCTATAGCAAGATTCGTGAATCACATGGCAAGCGAGTCTTATGAATGGTCAGAATCTAGAATTGAAAAACTAAAGGAAATTACCTATGAAAAATAGACCTATGACAATTAGTGCTAAAAGACAACTAGATAGACCTATGAATGGCCAGATTTTGAATGGTTCAGGCCAGGGAAATAGACGTTTTCGTCTATTGAATGGAAAAAGATGTTGGATTGATCCGCCACATGATGAATGGCAAAAATTTAATGAAAAACCCTCTTACCCAAACAAAACCCATGAACAACTTAGTTTATAAATTCCCTTCACATGTAAAAGAGGAGGATGTAAAAGAAATGTTCCTTATCTATCAAAGGAACTACCGAGGCAAAGATGATTTAGAAAAATACAAAATGCGTTTAAGTTTCTTCTTTCATATAACAATGAATCCTTTTGTATCGGGTGATTTAAGTTTACCTATGAATGTTTCATTATTAATATCTGATGATTACTTAGAAGATGATCGTAGGAATTGGAAAAGTAGCCAACATTCTTTGCAATACTGGGCTGATACAGCTCAAGTAGAACCTAAAGAAGTGCGTAAGTACTTCAGATCGGTTGATGACTTTGCTCCTTACACCTAAAACAATGACTAATTTTCAATCTTATGTAGCAATCACTCGTAAAACAGAGTCTAATCGTAAAGGTAGTCGAGTGAAGTGTCCTAATTGTAAGAAAATTGAGAGGACTGTATTTAACATGAAATGGGAAGACCTGACCTGTAGGTATTGTCATAAGACAAGCGATAAATATGAATGGCTAATTGAAGAAAATATATATAGATGAATGGAAATATTACAATCTTCATGAATGGCCTTTTTATGAATGAATCACCCTGTACACTTGGAGGTATCACACAACTAACATGGAACAATCAAAACCAATCAGAATTGACTCAGAATTGATAGAAGAAGTGGAACACTATCAACCGAGTTACTACAAGCAGACTACGACTTGGGTTAATCACCTTGTTCAAGTTGGGTTAAATATTCATTTGGGACTTGACCCATGTGATATACTGAGAAAACCGAACGACAGAAAGGAAAAAAATAAAAAGGGGAGTGAGGTTTTATCTACTACTTATAGTAGTAATAATATAAATAAGGAAAAAATTAAAAAATGGAAATTCGAGAAAAGTCAACTTCCTGAATCGCTTGATTTTTGTAAAGATTCATTAGCAAAATATTGGTCAGTCAAGACAGGGACAAAGAGCGAAGACTCCTATAAGCGATTAGTGACTGGTGTTACTGCCATTCTTCAAAAATATGGGGAGGCAATTGTGAATGAACAAATTGATGCAGCTATTGTTGGTGGTCCTAGAGGCCCGTGGTCAGGCATAACCCTGAAAAACTATGAATCTATGGGCTTAGGAGGTCGAAAGCCTGAAGAGAGCCTTAAACACCCTGCTCAGACAGTTTTTAAAGCTTCTGATATATACGGGGAGGTGTAATGAATGGAAAAAGCATTTGATTCTGCTGCTGCAATCAAGCTCCTTTCTGAAGGACTTCTTAAAGCAAATCCTTCTAATCCTGATGTTCCTATGTGGACTGTTGAGGATTTTGACGAAGAACCTAGAGGTCTTCGCTATTCCAGGCAAACCTGGGAAAAACACCCAGCTTGTCAAAAGGCAGGGATGCCTTGGAAAAGGATATATAAAAATCCTTTGGAATCTTTTCGAGGTTTAACCCAAGAAGAGATTCAATCCAAATTAAGACCTAACGCCCTTGAAGAAAAGGTCGAAGTAATCGACCCCAAAGATTTCCCTACTAACTAACTAAAACCAATGGAAAACACAAATTTGAATGAACATCTCAACCTATTGCAGGAAAAGATCAGTGATCTAAGAGCCAATGAATGGGAGCTTCTCGTTCAGGAAGACCGCTTAGCTGAATTAGCTGTAGATATGACCAAACAATTAGCTGATCAACTCATAGTTACAAACCAAAATCTTAAAGATCTAGGTGAGGCTGGCAGCGAAACAAACAGAACAATAGCAATGGCTGTTAAAAATCTTGGAGATCAACAAAATGCGCTACATAACCATGTTGGAATACTTGTTTCAATGGTTAAGGCATTGCAAATGAGATTGGATCATATGGAGGCAAACCAATGAATCCTTTTTCTAGATGGATACATCACAAAGCCTTCCAACGTCCTAATGCTTGGTCACCTATAGAACTTCAACCTTTACCGATATATAGGGATGAAGAAAAACACAAGTATTGCTGGGAACCTACCGGTGAATGGCTTTCTTACTCAACAACTCAAGCTTGTAATAACAAGACGCCAGAGGCTTTAGCTAACATTGAACGTTATAGGCATGGGCCAACAGGCTGGGAGATTAGGGGTAAAACTGTTCATCATTGCCTAGAAACAAAAATGCTAGGGAATGAACCTGCTGATGCAGGTGACTTTAATGAATGGGTTGAACCGTTATTGAATGATCCTTTTTGGGAGACTTTTGAACCTTGGGCAGTGGAATATATGCTCTGTGATTTGGACAAATCAATAGGAGGTCAATTAGATCTTCTTGGGTATGATCATAGTTCTGATCAACTTACGTTGATTGATCTTAAATCGCAGAGCAAATCAGGCAGCACCTATTCAACTAATGCTCAATTGGGGAGTTACGTGGAGGCATTGAGCAAACATCATGGATTTGAGGTCGATATGTGTAGAACTGTATGGGCTAAACCTGGGAAAACAAAGATTGGTGATGATCAACCTGTAGATGAATGCCTAGATGCTTGGCATAAAGCATGGAACCTATTCGATGCAAAACAGGGGAATTTCTAATGTCAAAAACACATCTTGAGTATCTTGCCATTAATCAACTTAAAGGAACATCAGATATGCAATTATCTGATGAGAAACAACATGATTTAAACAGGTTAGAAACCCTCTATAGTCAATTAACAGAACCTAACCATACTCATACTTTCTATGAAGAAACAAGAAAAGAAATTGAATTATTAAATATAAGAATTAAACAAATCGACATGGTATTTGAAGGCAGGGAGTGGAGGAGAGATCTGCATAGAGTAATGAATGAATTTAAATATCTAACACGTAGGAAGGCAAATAAATCAGAGCTATCTAAGGGGAGAAGTGGAAATGCACTTGTTGTAAAAATAATCCATTCATTGATAGGTAGATTACAGATGAACGAGATTAAAAGGATTATAGATATATGGCACGAAAGACTTGAAGACCAAGTTAGAGAAAAGGACAAGAAATCAGAAGCCGCAAGACAAATAAGAATGGAAAGCAAGCTATTAGAAGCGGCAAAACAAGCAGACAAAAGGGCAAGGAAGACATCAGAAGGTAAAAGAAAAAGAAAAAGCCAAAGTTTACCGTCACTTATGCAGGAAGGAAAGAGAGAGGCAAAAGAAAAGACAATTCCACGAACTCCAGAATCAATAAAATACTGGAGGGGAAAATGGGGAATTAGTGATGAATCCTTGGAAAGTCTTGGACTATCAGAAGAGAAGAAGGAAGCAAGCTAAAGCAAGGAAATTTCTAATGGATATCTTTAAATTGTTTAAGCTGAGATTGTTCTAAACAATAACTTTTGTCCTTAGAGTTCCCAAATCTCTTGAAATTCTCAGGTCTTATGAAATCCTTTTTGAAAATATATCCTTTAATATCAACTTGATTTCTTGTGACTATACATAAGACATACATTTCAACATCTGGATTTACTTTCTTAGTTGCCAAAAGATGACCATTTCTTATTTGCGTAGATTTAATGTCATAAGTAATTCCTTTCAAGATTCCATCATAACTACCACTTCTAGGAGTTAAACCAAGATCAGGGAAGACATTGAAGTGTTTTGCAAAAGCATATTCACCCTTAATCCCAATAACATCAGCATCGCTTCCATCTTGTTGACCTATTTTTTGATCTGTTACATTTGCAGAACGGGCAATTAAGGATCTCATTCTTCCTATACATTCACAAATTAAGACTTCAGACGGATCTAAATAGACGATCATTGATATGCTGCTTAGACGATTAGTATAGATTGTAATGAATGAAATTTTCATCCCTGTCTTAGGGATTCCTGCTGCTCAAGGCAGCAAAAAACATGTAGGTCGAGGAATATTAGTTGAATCTTCTAAAAAGGTTGCACCTTGGAGGCAGGATGTTAGGTATGCAGCTCTTGAATATTACAAAGATGAACCAATATGTAGGGCAGTTGCCGTGAAAGTTGAATTTATTTTTGCAAGACCTAAAGGACATTATGGAACAGGTAAAAATTCTGAGAAGTTAAAACCTTCTGCTCCTATATATGCAACTAGTAATGGTTTGGGAGATTTAGATAAGCTTTTGAGATCTACTTTCGATGGACTAGCAGTTAGAAGTGGAGGGACAGTATTAAAGGATGATTCTTTAATAGTTGAAGTAGAAGCAAAGAAGAGATATGCCGCTAGAGGGGAACACGTAGGAGCAAATATTAAGATTACTAAACTACCTTGATATCTCTAAACCATTAGTGTAGACTTAAAAAGTACAAACGCACAAACGATGCCAAACCAAACAAAACCTAAGTCAGGAGCTATTCCTGATTTATCTGGTCTTATATCAAAAGAAGATCTTCATAAAAAAGGATCTTTCGCCACATATATGAATTGGGCCAGAACCACCCAATACTTAAGAGAACACGCCCCAGGATGGGCATTCTATTTAGCCGCAAAAAATGAAGAATACGTCTGGCCTGCTCCTGACGGCAGTGGTTATTTGATGTGTTTCTTCGAGAACGGTGAGACAAGAACGCCTTTGTTCCCTTTCCCGATCATGGATAACAGGAATAATCCCATTCCATTAGAGAGAATCAGCGCAAGAGATGTAAGTGATTCACATCGCAGAGGCTTATGTGCTTGTTCTGCTTTCGTGTTCGGATTGGCCTATGAACTATGGGCAAAGATCGAAGTCGATGAGGCAGCTAAGTCTGACGAGCTTGCAGCCAAGTCAACTCCAAAGATCACTTCTACTCCGAAAAGAGCTACTTCCGCAAAAAAAGCAGTAACAAATATCATTGCTGCTGCTACAACTCCATCAAAAGATCCCGAAAGGAAGGCTACTGAGGATGAAAGATCTAGGATTAAAGGCCAAGTTACCGAATTTCTAAAAACTCATGGTGACAACTGGCCTAGCATCGTAAATCACTTCAATCAGGAGTTCGACAAAGATGGCGATAAAATATTTGAGAATGTTACACAACTCAAGCATTGTTTATTTCTTGCAGAAAAAATGACAGGAATCATCAATGCCTCTAGGTAATGACTCCTGAACAAGTCGAACATGCTGCTCACTTAGTACGCACTCAATTAAGAGAAAGAAACTCAGTTCGTCTTAATGCTGTAAATCCTAAACAGCAAAACACTTCACCCCCTAAAAATCTCAATTCTAAAAATGGCCCAATTTAATTCTGAATTTGTTCCTGCATTCCCTTTCCCAATCAAATGGTCTACAGGTGTAAACACCTTTGACGATTCAGATAGGAATCCTAAGACAATGGGGCTTGCAATTCCTGTTGAATCTATCCCTGCTG